ACGTAAAGTTACCGTAAATGATGTAGAGAATGTTCTCTATGTCATTTATTTTTTCGAAACTATTTAATGGTAAACTTGGTGTTTCCGGTAGGTTTATACCAAATCTTTCATGGGCCCTATCTTTTACAGCATTTAAATTATTTAAAATTCTATTAAAATCATTGTTTCTAGGGACATCAGACATTTGCCAATTTGTCTTTACGCTTAAATTGTATAATTCAAGAATACTTGCCACAAACTGGATATTATTTTCAATACGATTTAAGTCCGAAGCATTTAAAGCGCCTTTCATTCCGGCGTTCCAAACTACTTTTTGTTCCGGAGTTAAGTTGTTATAGCCAATGTTATCATATTCAAGTACTAGATTTACATCTGCTTGAGTTCGGTCGATAATAGGTGTTATCCATTCCATGTCTACCTCTATTGGGATTTTGATAAGTGGAGAAAACCTTTATTTTACAATGGTTTCAGGATTTTGCTTCCCCCGTAAAATGTGAATTTTCCCCCGTGAAAAGTGACTTTTTTAGTATATAATATATTAAAATATTACAGAAAAAAATTCAACTATGGAAATTAATTCATAGTTTTGATTTGTTTTATTGTGTTGGTATAATGGAAGAAGCGTAGTTCATTTTCGAGGGCTAGTCGTCTTTCCCTACAGTTTTAGCAGGGAGTAGGCGATGAAAATGTTAAATAATATAAAAGTTTTTTTAGATATTGTTATACATTTAATTACAATATTTTCTTTTATTAAAAAACGATGCCCACGAAACAGACGTGGACGTCGTTATAAACGATAAACATTAACGACTAGCCCGCTATTGGACTACGCCATTATTATACCATAAAAAAAATAAAAAGTCAATGCTTTTATTTATTTTATTATTTTGGTATAATGTAAGAAGCGTGGTTCGCAAAGCACGGGTCGTTTGTCTTTTTGAACTTTTCTCAAGTTCAGAAAGGGGGCGATTAAATGTTAGATTTATTTGATTATTTGTTTTTGACTATTGAATTAATTTCATTGGCATTGCAAATATTAGAACATAAAAATAACAGCCGTGCAACCAACACGGTTGTTATAATAATTATTAAAATACAATAACGACCTGTGAAACGAATCACGCTACTATTATACCGTAAAAAAAATAAAAAGTCAAGCAATCCCGACTAATTTATCAAATTTATCAATAGCTTCTATCTGCTCTTTTGTAAATGTTTGGTTAAGAGTTTTTTCAATTGCAAAATATTTCTTTTGACGGAGTATCTCTGCTCTGTCTTCTTTGCTGTATTTTTTAAGCTCTTTACTGTCCATTTGGCGCAAATCAACAACATTTCTAAACGATGTTTTGGAAAGGTCGTTAAACAGGGCTATAAACTCGAAAAAGTGGAGTTCTTCTCGGTTAAGGTTAATTCTGAACCTTACCATAAAAGCACTGAATAAACGGTCTTTATCAACGTCAAATGAGAAGTATTCTTTGTTGTCGTTTGGATTTAGTTTCCGATTGTTCTCTGTAGCACCACAACGCATGAACCATTTAAGCCCATTAAGGGCGATTTCAAACGGCGGAAGCCCTTTGCCGTATAAAAGATTAAAAGCAGTAAATAAACGCTCCATACGCCCATCATCGTCATCTTTGAACGTTTCTGTATCGCCTAAAGCTTGAGAGATTAAAATGCCTGTTCGGAACGAATAATTTATTAAATAACCCTCATATTCTTTCGGTAAAACATCAAGTAGTATATTTTCATACATATTCAAATGCCTCTTTCGTGGCTTCTAAGGGGTCTAGAATCGTTTTTTGTTCTTAAATAGTATAATTCATCATTTTCACCATTTAAGGGGTCTTCTAGGGCTTTATTTTTGATTTCGGGATTTATACCAATATGCCTGGATAATTTATCGTAGTTGTTTTCCTGCTCACAAGCAGTCTTGTATGATTTAATAAAGCTTGGCTGAATTATTGTTTCCAATCGGTCTATATCCATTTCTGCCCAGCTTCTAAGCGTGTAGTAATCTCCTATTACTCTTTGAATTATCGGCGGTAACTTATCAAATTCTTTTTTGTAATTGTAAAGGGAGTTTCTTGCTGCGTCTTTTACCATCTGCCAAGCTTCAAATTCACTTATGGATTTCGGACGGCTCGCTTCGATTATCTCTTCCATTTTGGCTTTTATAACACCGATTACCGGAGGGAACCCTTTGCTATCGCTTTTGATAAATAACTTTACAGCTTGGATTACCAATATAACATCGTCGTCTTTAAACATTTCGTACCATAAGTCTGATATTTCTTTTCCCTCTTCTCGAGTTACGTCTTTATAAAAAAACGGATAAGATTTTTTTAATATAGAGAGTATTTGAATAGTTTCTTCTTTAGTCATTTTCTTTAATCTCCAAGTCTACATATTTTTGGCGTTTTTCTGCTTTTTTAAGTTCCAACATTTCATCAAGGGTGTTAACATGCTTGTGTTCCTCAATTGGGTCCCAATTTTCATACTCGCTTAAGTCATATGAGGGCTCTTCAAATAGTTTGCCCGATTTTTTGTTTGATTGTCCACCACCCTGGTGAACTTTTTTCATCACTGGTGAACTATGGACATTACTGTTCAGCGAATAAAAGCTTTGATAGGATTTCATAACTGTTCGCTCGATTATTTTTATTTTCTCTTCGTCAGTACCATTGCCACCGTCCTCTAACGCAACTTTATCAAGTTCTTTAAGGTTTAGTTTAAGTGAACTTGGTGTCAGCGGTCTCTTCATTTTCGTACGAATTTTTATAAATTCAGCCAATAACTCTTGCATTTCTTCGTTATTTGTGTAAGAATGAATAATTGAAGAAAAAGTTTCACCTTCTTTCTTTCTTTTGGCGGAACTTTTCTTTCTTTCTTTGGGGTTTTCCTCAGTAATTAACAAAGTGTTTTTGTTGTTATCAACTTTTTGGTTGGTAACAATTTCTTTATTATTAGAATTACCATTGTTTATGCTTTTTTTGCAAATATTACCAGTATTATTGTCAGGGCTACCGTGTACGGTTTTTTCCGTGTCGGAATTTTCCGTACACGGTAAATTTGAATCGTCGCTTATTTCATTTTCACGCTTCCCCTCATTTCTTTCTTTATATATTTCTTTCTTAGAAATATTTTTATTATTTATATTTTTATTTTTTGTATTATTATTACGGTCAAATTCCTTGACTTCCAGAAGTAAAATTTCTTGACTTCCAGAAGTCAAATTTTTTGACTTCTTGTTGGACAAAATTTCGAAGACCTTTTTTTCATTGATTTTTATATATCTTTTAGCAGGTATACCTTTTCTTTGGACTTCCAAAACTCCAATTTTTTGCAGATTGTCTAATGCTTTTTTTTGTTTGTATTTTGTTAATGTAGTATTTTCTTCAACATTTTCTACAGTCGAAAAGAACCATCCTTCTTCCAATTTATCATTATTTTCCCAATAATCATATTCACTTGCCAATTCTCCAAGCATGATTGCTTCTTCAATCCCTAATGTTTGAATCAACGTTTTGTTTACTGTAATAAAATTTCTACTTGCTAATAATTGTAAAATCCCCATAATTTATTACTCCTTAATTTTTATTTACTTTCAGAATTAAAGTTTCTTGGTTGCCTATGGATTCTGACAATATATAACCATAATCTGCCAATTGTTTTATCCAATTTCTGGCAGACCTTTCACTGACTTCATATAAATCTGCAAAATATTTACTTTTGGTCTCGCAGTATCCTTTTTCGTTACATAGTGCTGTTATTTCGCCATATAGCAATTTAGCATTAGCTGACAACCTTTTGTCATGTCTAACATTTGCCGGTATAATTGCATAATAAGATTTGTTAATTTCTGCCATATTAAGATTCCTCCAAGTATTTGTTTTTTTTATTTAAAATTATTATTTCCTTAGCCGGTTGCCTGTCTCTTATTGTCCCTAGATAAAGCTTTCGATATTTTATATACTCACAATCCGAAAGCATTTTTAGCCACTTATCGACTGCAGGTTTTTGGACGTCAAAGT